GTGCTGACCAAAGCCGCCATCTGGGGATTGCGCAAAATTTATCGCGACGGCTACAAATATCAGAAGGCTGGGATTATGTTATCCGGACTAGTGGATGAACAAACACGCCAAGCTGATTTGTTCGGATTGTCCCCAATCAGTAATAAAACACAGTTGATGGAAACCATAGACAACATCAACGACCGGATGGGGAAAGGTACAATCCGTCTGGCTTCCCAGGGCATACAGCAAAGATGGCTAATGCGAAGAGAGAAGAAAAGTCAGAATTTTACTACTGAGTGGGAAGAGCTGCTTACAGTGAATTAAAGAATTCCCTAAAAGTTTTCGGAATATTCATCAGCTCAGGGGTAAACATCGATCCTATCACTCCCACGATAAGTATGATTCCGATAATAAACAGCGTATATAAAATAGAAATGAGAGAGCTTGATTTCTTACTTGAATACTCAATTTGATCCAATGACATAACAATTCCCTATGCAATAAAATCTTATTGTCTCAGGATTCTGCTGTTTTTTCGGTGCGGGGCCTAACAATGCGCGGTGGTAATGAAAAAGCCCCAATGTGCGCGGCATGGGGAAGGGCAAATTCAGTATTGTTTATGACGAGCCAATAATTTCGATAGCATAATTTTCTCGAAAATTTTCATCCACCAAATTTTCCTTAACAGCGATGTCCCAAGCATCCTCTAACGAGCTTTGCTCAGAGTTTTCAATAAGCTCTTCAAACATTGGAAACTCTGCAATTATTTGACCGAATGATCTATCTATAATTTGAATATTTTTCATAATTTTTCCCTAGAAATTTGATGATTTTATTCTTGTGGAATATCTCTTTCCTGCTCTTCTAATGGTGGAACTTTATCCGGTTGGAATGGTTGATCTGGAATTTCTAATTCTGGATCATCTTCTTTAGGATTTTCTGGCGCGTCTTTGACTGTTGGCAAAACTTCTAAAGGAATAGGTTGAGGTGGAACACTGCCGCCTAATTTAGATAATTGCATAATATTTACCCTTTTTTAAGGATGGAATAATTATTATCTAATTTTGGGTGATTACTTACTGTTCGATTGCGTACAATAATAAAAAGCCGCCGAGGAAGGGAGGTTTTAATAACAACTATGAATAATGTAATAACCTGAACCTCGCTAATCAATTTTTTACGAGATGCAATTGAGAGTCTGCCAAAAGAGTTAAAAATCGAATACTAAACGGGAAGTGATCAACCATTCAGTCCTTTTCTCATCCTTTAATTGGGATGGGCCTCCGCCAAACTGAATAAAAGCTTTTTTAGTGAAAGCATATTGAATTTGGGGTGTTAAACGATAGTTATAATGGTTATTGACCTCGCTGTTTAACTCGATTCCTACAGCGAAGCGAAAATGATACTGGTAGAACACGCTATTATTCGTCAAACCAACAAAATCTCCCTCCTCGTTAAAACGAGTGCGCCTTACACCAAACATATTCATCGTACTCCACTTTTCAGACAACTTAAAATCATTAATGTAAAGCGCTTCTGCAGCAAACTCTTTCTCGTCATTCTCTCGTCGGCCGATAATCTGCCAGCCGTGAATCATTCTCTTCTGCAATAGTTCACCAAGCGTGCCTTGTAATGCCATTTTATATTCACTAAGCGTATCGTTTTCAACTGGAAGTTCAAGTTCAATCGCATGACCTTTCGCAAATGAATACTCAATTTCCGGAGACCATTGAAATTGACCCGTTCGAGGAGAGTAATCCATCAATGTATTGATCTCAAACTCACCTTTTTTGGTACCGAGGGGATCAACGAGATCAAACACCATCGGCTCCGGTCTCCCACTAGGTAAACCAGTTTTATCCGAAAAAGCAATTGGAATTATACAAAATAGGACGACCATTAAGCATCCCGACAAATAAAACTTACCACGAGCATAGGTCATACAGTTATTGAAAGCGATTTCATTAAGGAATTACTCCACATAAAAGGAGCGAATATAGGAAATTCTTTCGTTAAAAATATTGATCTCCATTATTAGCTTCTTCAGAAATGTGCCCCAAATCACTTGCGTCAGTTCCCAATATATTATTATGATCAAATGCTGAAGACATACTTTGTGCAAATACGCCTCTTTTACAATTCTTAACCAAATGAAACAATAAACCTACACAGTATGAGCTACGTACAGCAGGAGTAATTCGGGAGTTGGAAAGGAATACATGGCTTTAGGAATGATAGATTTAAATAATAATTATCTAATTAAAGGTAATTATTGACTGTTCGATTCCACACAATATAAAACCCGCCGAGGCGGGTTAAAATAAGCTTCAATTTTTTTGAATTGATCACGGTGCATATTCATCGTCATCAACTTTCTACAAGTTTTCTTCGTCTTCAGTGTCCGGTGGGAAATCAATTTCTGCATTCTCTACTGAATTTTCTGTAGCCGGATTATCTTTATAATTTCTGTATTCTTTATTTTCGTTATTCAAGATTGTCACCCATAAATTTAATAAAATATGCCTATGAACTGTTGATACCGGTTTAAAATTGACCACCCATTACGGTTGAAAAATGACCAGGGGAAAACAGAGCGCAGGATATTACGCTTCTGTGGATAAGTGGACCGGACTGAGTTGGTTTTTGCCTCCTGTTGATGTTTTATTTTAGTTGTAATTTATTGCAAATTGGCCAGATTCTCATCTGGTAAGTATTTTTCTTTTTCTCGCTGCTGTATTCTGATCTTCGCAGTGACAGAGCTTTGTTTGTATCGGAAAGACTCATTGCCGGTTTCAATGATGTGGCAATGATGCGTGAGTCGATCCAGAAGCGCGGTGGTCATTTTGGCATCGATAAAAACGTTACTCCATTCTGCGAATGCGAGGTTGGTGGTAATGATTACGCTGGTGCGTTCATACAGTCTGGAAAGTAAGTGAAACAATAAAGCACCTCCAGCTTGTGAGAATGGCAGATAGCCCAGTTCATCAAGGATAACCAGATCGATCTGCAACAGTCGCAAAGCAAGCCTGTGAATCGCCCCGGGTTTTCCGGAGATAAAATGGTTTGAGAGGAGGAAGAGATGAAAAATCAAATCAGTTATTCACCGGAAGTACGAGAGCGAGCGATAAGATTGGTACTTGAGCAGCAGAAGGAGCATGAATCGCAATGGTCGGCGATCAAATCGATCGCATCGAAGATTGGCTGCACAGCGGAAACGTTGCGAACCTGGGTAAGGAGGGCTGAGACGGATCAGGGAATTCGATGCGGTATGTCGACATCGGATCGTGAACGGCTCAAGGAGCTGGAACGGGAAAATCGGGAATTAAAGCGTGCCAACGAGATATTGCGTAAGGCATCGGCCTATTTTGCCCAGGCGGAGCTCGACCGCCGACCGAAATAATGGTGACATTTATCGATAGCAACAAAGCAAAATACGGGATCGAGCCAATCTGCAGACAAATACAGATTGTCCCGTCGAGTTATTATGAACACAAAAGATGCGAGCGAGATCCGAATCGATTGCCTGATCGCATCAGACGAGACATGAAGCTGGAACTCGAAATACAACGGGTTTGGGAGAATAACTTCCGGGTTTATGGTGCTCGCAAAATATGGCGGCAGTTGATACGTGAAGGTACTCGAGTTGCCCGTTGCACTGTGGAGCGACTGATGAAGAAACTGGGAATACAAGGCATCAAGCGCGGCAAGAAATGTTGGACAACCATTTCGGATGATTCGCTCTATCGACCAGCCGACAAGGTTAACCGACAATTTACGGCAATCCGGCCAAATCAATTGTGGGTGGCAGACATCACATTTGTTGCAACGTGGACAGGCTTTGTTTATGTGGCTTTCATCATCGATGTTTTTGCCCGGTGTATTGTTGGTTGGCGAGTCAGCCGATCATTGCATACAGATTTGGTGCTCGATGCACTAGAACAGGCATTGTGGGCGCGGCGGGAAATCAAAGGATTAATTCATCATAGCGATCACGGCACCCAATATTTGTCGATCCGTTATACGGAACGCCTGACTGAAGCCAATATTGAAGCTTCTGTCGGCAGTATCGGAGATTCTTATGACAATGCGCTGGCCGAAACAGTTAATGGATTATACAAGACCGAAGTCATTCGGCATCGCGGCCCCTGGCGCAGCATCGAAGAAGTGGAATTTGCTACCTTGGAATGGGTGGACTGGTTCAATAATCGCCGATTACTGGAGCCGATTGGAAATATCCCGCCAGCGGAATTTGAAATGGCATATTATCGCCAACTAGAGGAGTCGGCCGATGCGGTTTGACTCAAGACTAACAGTCTCCGGAAAACCCGGGGCGATTCAGTTGTTTCAGCCTGGAGTAACTGGTTTAGCAATGTGTCTGCGAAATTAAAGCTGTCAGCGACATCGGGCGTACTCTGTTGCCTCAGTTCAGCATAGGAACTGGCCATGCCATATAATTTCAGCGCTTTGAATTGCGCAAGTATGTCAGACATGCGGCACCTCCTGCTTGTTCAAGCGGTCATAGCGCGCCGTATCGGCCTGCGGTTCTTCATTGAGTTTCAGTGTTGTTTCCACTGACGCTGGTACGTCAGTGTGTTTCAGCCGCGCCAATACATTGGAGACATGCTCGGCACTGGGCACACCGGATTCCAGCACCAGTTCAACAGCGACCAACACAGCTTCCAGCTCATGCGTCGGCACCAGGCTGAGCACTTTTGCCATGATTCGATCAGCCTGTTGGCGTTCTCTACGCCGCAATGCCGTTTGCAACTGCAGCAAGGGTACTGGTAATTCAGCAAATGGCGCGCCGTTGCGCAAGGCGCCCGGTTTCTTCTCAATGACCGGAATATAATGTTGCCAGTCATAGCTGACTTGGTCGCTATCCAGCAACCGGGTATGACAGGCTGCTATAGCATTGTTATGAACGATCTCGATACGGTCGGCATACTGATGAACGGCTACCATCTGGTTGGCCAGGCGGCAAGGTACGGAATAACGATTGCGCTGCAATGTGACCAGACACGTGCTGGATACGCGCGCCAATACTTCGATATAGCCATCGAACGGCGCTGGCATCGGCATCAAGTACAATTGCTCCTGCTCCAGTGCATCGGCAAGGGTAATACCCGCGTAATCCGGATGCTGAATTTCTGACCACAACGCGCGGCAGCGCGTCTCAAGCCATCGGTTCAGATCATCGAATGAACTGAATTGCTGCTGTTTGGCTTCATTCCAAAGGCGGCGGCGCATATCCTGAACATTCTTCTCGACGACACCTTTCTCCCAGCCGGAAGCAACATTGCAGAAATCCGGATCAAACAGATAATGCGCGGTCATGGCAAAAAACCGCGTATTTACGATGCGTCCATTACCTTTAGAGACTTTGTCCACGGCCGTCTTCATGTTGTCGTAGATGCCGCGCCTGGATACCCCGCCAAACGCTGTGAATGCACGAGTATGAGCTTCAAACAACATCTCGTGGCTTTGTGACGGATAACCCGACAACATGAAAGCGCGACTGGCGCATAGCTTGGTGTGTGCTGCCAACACCTTGCGATGAATGCCGCCAATCACCAGCCACTCTTCGCTCCAGTCAAACTGAAAAGCCTCACCCAACGTAAACCGCAGCGGCACATACACCGATTTACTCTGACTGCCTTGATTACGCCACTCTCGGATAAAATCGCAAACAATGCTATAACCGCCCGTATAGCCTTCGCTCAATATCTCTTTGAACAGCATCAACGCAGTGCGTCGATCCTTCTTCGGACGACGTGCATCCGCTTCTAGCGCCAACAGCAACCTGGATTCAAATAGTGTCAGCTTGCCAGGCTTCTTCGCCCTCTGATATTTCACCGCGCTGTCGTTTGGCGCTTTCAACCACTTCTTTATCGTGTTCCGTGACAGACTCGTGCGGCGCTGAATCTCATTAATTGACAAATGTTCACGGTAATACATCCGCCGTATCTTTGCATACATAACCATGGTAATCACCTCTTATATTCTCCCGCCTAAAATTTAGGCAAGATACGTGAATTACCTGGTCAGTTTTCAATCGGTACAACTAGCCTTCTAGGGTCAAATTTCGATCGGTGTCAACACCATAAACTATTAAAGCCGAGAAACCTCAGCATTTTCACCAGATGAAAAGAATGCCGATTTACAAAATAACAAAACATTTTTAACCTCAAAATAAAGCAAAACTATTCCAGCTTTAAATGAAAAACTATTCCGCAAAAAGTATAAAGCAATTGCGTATAATTTGTATTATGTTAAATCGGAGAAAAAAATTACGCCGGAAGTCCGATTTTCTTTCAGAGTTTTTCTATAAGTTTCTAAACGGATTTCGGCTTGTTCATTTCTGAGATTTGATAGATGGCGACATAAAAGCCTCAACTCTTCCGCATCCACGCCTGAATCAATCAGGCGTTTTTTTTCTTTTGCGATATAACGATAATATTTTCGTCTTACGGCTTTGATGCGTGTGTATCGAATCTGCCAATAATAATTATTAAGCTTTGAAAAAGTATTCATAAGAAATTTCACTTTAAATGATTTATTATCTGTTCTCTTACTTCATGAATGTTATAGCGAGATTTACATGGAAAACGAATTAGCGTTAATCCCGCTGTTTCACAAGCCATTTGAACAAAAATATCGCGACTTCTGACTTTACGAAATTTGTGAGTTTTATCATCTAATTCAATCGCAGCTACTACAGCTAATGTAGCTTTATCACAAAGCACGTAGTCAAAATGTTTTGAAGTTATCTTATATAACGCTAATCTCCAATTGCGTTGAGTCAAGCTATAATCTGGTGTCAAAATGTCAGCAATACGCACTTTAGCAAATATTTGATATTCATCTTTAAGTGACTGTTTTAAAATCAGGTAAAATAAATACTCAGCCTCAGAAAAAATCTTTCCTAAAGATTGGTACTTATAATTTATAGATCGATTTCGGAAAATAAACTTGGCTAAACAAGCAAAAAATACTATCCAGCAAATAAAGAGCAAAATATTAATGAGCTGAGGATTTTTTAATACAATATCAGTAAATGCTTTCGAGAGGCTTGAGAAAATATCCATCGTAAACTTCCATCAATTAACAAATTAAGAAAGTTAGCGGCAAGCAATAGGAAATATAAACCGTTCTGCAAAGATGGGGATTTTAAAGGAAGAACGGCGGCTTCGCATGACGTGCCGTAGTTGTAACCCGTTGACGCAAACTTGAGAATTCCTACATTTGGCCTTTGGCCAAGCCTCGGAACCTTCTTTCAAGATTTGCTACTAGTTCGATTTTTTAAAATCTTTGTTTTCATAACATCAGATATAGTATATGTTCTGGTTTCCTCGGTAATTTATCTGAATGGAGAGTTTTAACTTCATGAAAAATTTTCTTTTAACGCTTAGTTTTTTAGTTTTCAGCAGTTCAAGTTTTGCAACTGGTAATTTCAATAGCGAAACGGGTTCGCTTATTATACGTAATTTAAATGTTGATGGAACAACCACTTATGATAGTGTCAATGTTCAACTTAATCTTGCTACCGGAACATTTACTATTTTAGATGCTAAACTTGATTCAGTTGATACAGAATTTAATCCTTTTTCAAGGACACCGATAGATACATTCATATCCGATAATATTAAAGTTGATTTTATGGGTTGTAATCCAGGGGTAAAAGACTCAGAGTTGAAAAAACATCAAATTATGTGTGAGACACAGGTTACTAGTCTCAATGGAGATGAAGAGATCTGGAGTGGATTAAATAAATTAATCGATATTCTTGGTAACGAATATTTTAGGCAATCGACTGTCGTAGCGCTTGATAAACCGGTTTTTCGTGGATTCAACACAATTCAAGGGATACCTGTTTCAGTGAAATATATTTTCAATGGCATTGATTTTGGGGCAACAATTTCTGCTTTTGAACCATCTTTTCATATTAGAAAAACACCTTTATCAATACAACCAAATTTTCCAATTAATATTAAACTGTCTGACTGATAATAAATAAATCTGTCTAAAGTCGATTAGCAGTTAACCATCCGTACTTCACAGCAGCCGAACAAGTTTCAGGAACAATATTCAAACGTTGCGCCTGATGACCATAACAAATGCAATTCGATTTGCTGGAGACGCACGCGGCAACTTGCGACCAGTCGACCGCGTCAGATAGCATTGAAAGCGATTCTTTTGTACTCGGTAATGCAATGACAGGTTGCGATACTGGAATAACGCTTCCTGGTGGCATTTCGTCGCCCTGCTTCGATTTGGTTGTTTTTTCTTCTTCATTGGCTGCAATTTCTTGCATCGGATCGGCTAGACGGTCAGTAATACGCCCATAAGTGATCATTGCCATGGCTGGAACTGCAAATAATAAGAAGATTGCCGCATAAACCATTTTGGGAATCGCCCTTTTCGGTTTTTCTACATGCAGGCTGGCTGAGTAATACAATTCGAACGCTTTCTTTTCCAGTTTGTACGGTTTCTTGACTGCATTCGCCCGGTTGGTTTTCAGTTTCGGGTTAGCGCAGTATTCCGACCATTCATATTGCTTATTACCAGACCATTCTTGGCTTAAGTGAATATGCCTATCTGCATTTTCCAGTACGAACGGATGCACGAACTTGGGTGATTGCGTGATTACCAGGAAATCAAGCCCGTGTTTTCTATGTTGGGAAAGATATTTGATGTACTCCGGAGGGTCTTTCAGATCGATGGCCGGCCACGGATAAGCGGCTTCATCCACTACAATCAGGCTGCCTTCCGTGATGTTGTTAAGTTTTTGCTTTCCTTCCGGTTCAGTTTCATCTATCGGTGTGCGTTCTGCCCAGGTGTTAAGCTTGGCTATCGATAATTTGATGTGCATCAGCTTTAAATCCGGAATGCCGCAAACGTAGACGATTCGATCATTTTCCACCGCCGGTTTGATGTGGCTCCATACGGCGTGATTAGTTTTTCCGCAACCAGGCGTTGCAGTAAGTATGATGATCATTTCGGTATCACTCCCAATTTTGGCAACAGTACAAAGGTCATGCGGAATGTGATCGCGCCCATGATGATGCCCAAGCCTTGACCAAATCCGGCAAGGTTTAAGGTTTGCAAGGCAAAGTAAGGTATAGCGCTAAAGTATCCTTGCGCTTGCGAGAACAGCGCATCGAGCGCAACAGTGATGGCCGCATAGCTTATTACGCCAATACCCAGACCCGACAAGGCGCGTACAGCAAGAAAGCCGATGCTCGATGTCAGGAAGGCACCGAGCGGTATGATCAGTAGATTGAACATTATTTAGCCTCCGTGCTGCGAACGCCGGAGACGATATACACACCGGCAATCGATGCGAGTAATAAAACGAGTGGATTGATCTTTTCTGCGGTATCGCAGACCGGCGCTGTTGGAATGACCAGATTCATCGGGTAATAGGAAATGTCGATAGGAATATCCGGCGGACAGGTTCCCTCCCCCCAACTGGTTCCGGATAATGTGGCTTGAACGTTATGCGTTTGCAGTTCTGCCGGTGGCACTTCATCGAACTTGATTTCAAAGTTTTGCTGCGGTTTGTCCGGTTGCGGTTGGCTGCTGTAGCTGGTGTTGGTGGTGCTGCTGATTTGGTTGTTGTTGATGTCGTACTTGATCGTCGTTTGCGTTTCTTTGATGATCACGCGCCCTGGATTATCTGTGGTACCCGCGTCAACGGCTTCTATTTCCGTGGTGGTGTCCTCGCGCCCAGTTACATTGCCGTTTGTATCACGGGTTGGTTTTGATTCCAGGCCGAGTCCTTTCTTTTGATCCGGTGTGAGCATTGGAACGCTGGAAGGCACACTTTCACCTTTATCGATTAGCTCCGATATGAAGCGATCATCATTGAGCTGTGATGTTTTTGAATCCCAATCGGTTGCTGTGGCCGGGCCGGAGTTGGCGTTTTGATTCAGTTCGCAGGTAGTGGTTGTTTTAGTGTAATCAGGCGGACATGTACCATTATTGACCGTGTAGACAGCAACATTGCGCCAGAAAACACCAGCACTTGTTCTTTCTTCGCACATCGTTTCATTGATCAATGTGGTTTTAGAACCTGCAAGCTGCATACCCGCCACAAGCTTGCATGACTTGGAAGCAGAAGCGGATTGAGTGCCGTTAATACCGCCCGCAATATAAAAAATTATGGGCGTACTCTGCGGATAATCAACAGGATCGGAATAAGGATTGTTAAATATCCATTGCCCGGCATCGTTGCAAATATTGGTTAATTCACAGACTAAGGAAACAGCGGTTAACGTCATGCCGACGGGTCCAACTCGTTGAGCCAGTTTGCCAACAGCAGCGCCCACTCGATTCACATCGACAGTAGCGGTTTTGACGATATCAAAGGCTTGCATGCCTTTTGATGTGTTGATCAGTGCTGTTGATGTGGTTGAAATGCCGCTGGGTGGACTTGAGAGCGTTACCCTTGCCGATTCGCCGAATGCTTTGGTATAGGCACCGTCAGCGCCTTTGATCCATCCGGCAAGGTCGATTGCGCCGACCGGTGCGGATTGTGCGAATGCCGGAGAACAAAAAGCCAAACTGAAAAAAATTGCTGTTAGTAAGCGGTGAAGATTAGCCATAGCGCACCCATGAAAGCGAGTAGATAGAAGAAGTCATAGAGCCAGATTTCCATTATTGAAATGCCTTGATGATTGCCCGGATGGAGAAGCCAGCAATCAGGATCAATGCCAGTTCCCACATGAAGCCGGTTTGGTTGATAAGGGAGACTTCGCACGGTACGGCTTGCGGCGTGTAATTCCATGCTGTTCCTGGCGTGCCGTTTGAAGCGTTGTAGGATTGCATGACGATATAGCCGCCGGTATCCGCAGTACAGGAGAGATAGATCGCACCTAATTGACCGGAGCCTGATGCGTGGCAGTTTTGCGCAAATGCGACATGGAAGTCATAGAGCGTGTCATGGCAAACCGTTTGGTATTTGTAGCCCATAGTTTGAAGTCCGAATGTGTTAAAGGGGGCGATGCGCCCCCTTGTGAGCCAGACTAGAATGCAGCTTTGAGCCAACGCCAGACTTTGATACCGATATGAACCAGTATCACGGCAGCGCCCACGGTTGCCACATCGGTGGCGGCTGATGTGATGGCGGTGGTAACGCCTTCGGGGACTGCTGCGAGTGCATTACCGGCGAAGGTGAGAGAGGCACTTCCAGCGACGATCAGGCCACCTTTGCCGAGATATTCGCCTTCGATTGCCTTTTGAGATGCTTGTTTGCAAGCGTTTGATAGTTTGCGTAATTTAAGCATGAAAGTGTGACATTCACGCTTGATTCTTTGTGCTACTTTGGAACCGACAGTCATCACGACGTCTTTTGCTTTCTGAAACAT